GCCCCCGCCTCCGCCAGTCATTAATACTCTTCCCATTGTTACACTCCTTTTAGCCCGATCATAATGTCAGTTTTCGGCTTTTTGTAAACCTTAAAAGTCACGCTGCCGGCTGCCGTTGTCCCCGTACCAGAAGCGATGATACCAAAGGCTTTCATATATGCTTTCTGGGTTTCTGCAGGAGCCCCATCTTCCAGCAGACTTACAAAGATGGGATTATCTTCTGCTGTAACACCTTCTACCTCAACTGTCTGGCTATATGGGGCTGCATCTCCCGTCCAGCCGCTTGCTGTAAGAGTGACATTAGCAGGTTCACCATTTATACGGTTGATAGCTTTGTTTGTGGAATTGATATCGTTTGCTCCAAAGGGATCCCCTTCCTGCGTATAGACTGTTTCATCTGTAATACCGGAAGTCCCATCGGCATTCGATGTGATCTTATATTTCCGTGCGCCATCATACATGGCATCTTTATAATCCGTTTTTAACATATCTCTCCTCCGTTTAGGGTAAATGCAAGCTTACGCCTCCCTGTGATCCGGCTCTGGATATTACTGTACATCAGTCTGCAGGCCTCTTCGATACGGTTCAGTTCCTTCCAGTCAATAAAAAGCTGGTTCTCGTAAAACGTCTTCCGTTCACCTACCTTAAAAGGGAACACACCTACACAGATATGTTCCACATTGGCTTCAAACCGGTTGATCTCATCTGCATAAAAGCCATAATCCGTATAGGCTTTATCCCCGCCCATATCTTCAAACGTAAAATCCGGCCACAGGATAAGCGCCTGCCGCCGGATCTCATTCAGATTTTCTTTTATGCGGTTATAATCCTTGATATTAAAATAATCACTGGCCTGCCAGTCTGTTTTTGGCTGTTGCCACATTGCTCATATCCCTCCTTGCCTTTATGGTGCCGGACAATGCCCCATTAAACTTCAATGTATGTTCATATATCCGCAACAGCAGATCCGGAACGTATTTATTTTCCAGGAATACAATATCATTTGCATCAATACGCGGTTCTCCACGATATTCCAGATCATATTCCCGGTCAGAACGCAGATAATCTCCGATCCATTCAGCAAGATCTGCTGCATGATTTGACGTAGATACAAGCGGATTTTCCCACGTTTCAACAGTTCCTGTGGGATTTAACTGTCTGGTCACAAGCGCCTGTGTTACATTGTATTCATATCCATTTATGGTCACTTCCGTATCTGCTCCACCGTCAACCTCTACCGTAACGTAATATGCGCTGCTATCAATGATCTGGACATTTGTGCCACCAGCTGCATCTATTTCATAATCATAAGCCGCTGCATTAAGATAAAACGTATGCCTGGTTTCGTCTGCCGGGACAGCCTCCCTGACTAATTGTCTCTTTTCAGTCCCTGATGTATAAATTGTCCTGGTCATCTGCAACTCTCTGACTCTTGATAACTGTGTACCCTTTGGCGTCTTAGTAAGCTCCTTGCCGTAAGACAGTTCATAATCAGTACTGTCCCCAAATGTGATCTGTTTCAGGTTTACCCTGTTAAACGGTACTCCCTTTAAAAATTCAAGCTGCAGCTTATCAAATTCCGGGAATTCATGATTGACCACAGTAACTTCAGAAAGAGAAGATATTTTATACTCTTCCACCAGTTCCTCTCCCAAATAGGAACGGAATACCATACCAGACGGATGATTGCCTCCAAATTCCAATGTAAGGCCAAAGCACTTGTACCGCGCTTCCAGAACGATAGTCACCAATGGATCTTCTGTAAATGTCCCATCTTCATCCGCTACTGCTTCCGATACATATCCCACATCCAGATAGTTTTTATCCTGATATGGCAAAAAGAACTGTACAGCTGATGCTTCTGTATGATCCTTTTCCGGTGTGGCATAAGTGCTTTTTTCTGTTGCATCCAGTACTGAAGCCGTATTAGAAAAGTAAGTTTCATTTGCTGAACTTGCCTGCATGTCCGGTATAAAACTGGACTTCATAAATATATTTCCGTTCCGATCCTGGTAAAGGATACAGCGTCCGGCATTGGCGATCAGCTGCAGTGCTTCTTTATGGGATACTACTGGCATTGGATTATAAACCATAACATCTTTTAGATAATTATCAAGCCAATAGGTACGGCTGTCTATTCCGGCATCGCCAAAGACATCAACTGCAAGATCATACAGGCTTATTCCATCAGGATAATATTTTCCGCGGCGGTAAGTTCCATCCATGCCATCAAAACGATCCGTAGCAGTAAAACTCATTTCTTCATCATCTGCAGACCATTCCCGCAGATATACCGTGGTACCGGGCATCCACTCCACATTTCCATCATCCAACTCCTGACCGTAAATTACATTGATCTCCTGGCCATTTTCCAGGAAATTTACCGTACTCTCTTCATTTTCAATGTCATATGCACGGTTTTTATTATCAATGGTTATGTTCAGATCAATGGATGGCAGATCTTCCATAACAGGACTGATCCGCTCTTTCTTTGTGGCTGACAATATCTTCTGGTTATCAAAGTAGATACCGATCCCCATCGTGATACGGTGGATCCGCAGCCGGCTTTGCCCATTGACCATATCCTTTGGCACAAACCGGAGAAATGTTGCACCAGGAAAGATCTCTTCCGTCACAAAATGCCCTGTATCATTCCCTGTGATCTCAACCGTATGTTCATCTGATACAATGGAAAAATCCACAGGATACGCTTTGCCAAATTCTACTGTGAGACCTTTTATATCGTGCTGCACCGGAAAACGGATCTCAACCTCACCTAAAAGATCATCTGTAATGATCCCCTGGTTAAGGACCGCATCCTGACGTTCCCTTGGCAAAAAATACATACTCCCATCTACGGTACTGTAATCCTGGTCACAGGTTTCATACAGTTCCGAAACCTCATAGTTGTTGAGTGGCCAGGTCAGATTGCTATAATAAGCATATTTCTCCTGGTCAGGTATATAAGCAGATGCCTGGGCCTCCTGATTGATCAGGCCAATACTGACGCGCATATAGGAATGATCACGATACTGCTTTTTCATTTCCTGTTTATATGCATTGCTTACAGCTTGCATTATTCTATCACCCCGCAGTCTATGATGTTGACCTTACAGTCCCGGTACTTTGTAGGAAGCCCTGATCCATTAAATTCTACCGGCGTGGCTGTACGGTTTCCCGGATACATGCGGATCGTCTGGAAACGATTGTTTACCATATCCGGGATCCGGGCGGTCACTACAAATTTGTCAAATTCCTGCAACATAGCTGACCAGGTAGCTGCATCCAGGAATTTCCACTGCAATGCATCGAATTTATACTGATCCCTGCCAACCTTCTGTCCAACAAATTCGCCATTTGCGTTTTTTCCGGAGCTGACATTGGTTGCGACCACAAGATTACCGCCTACATCAGGAGCCGGGAACTCCCGGCCATTGATCGTTATTACTGCCATTTGTTGCCGCCTCCTTACGTTGTTCTTAACGTGTAACCGCTTCTCTTTTCCAGATCCGTCAGTTTCTTCTTTACATCACGGATATCAATGCTCACTGTCAGGTCCATGGCTTCGATTAGGTCCACAATGCGCTCTAAGAGTTCCTGGATGCGCGCGATACGTGAATCATCCATACCGGTACCATTCTGTGATAATGCCACAGCACGGCTTACCAGGTTCATAAGCCTGTCATCATCATTTTCATAAACAGCTGCACGGCCTGTTACTGCCAGCGGCGGTGCTGCATTACCTGCTACACTTGACATCATGGATACAAGCGGAGCCATGCAGGAACGCATGCCGTTCTGGACTGCCTGGGTAATGCCCTGGGTGATCTGCTGGTTATTGGCAACAGCAGCACGACCGCCCCAGCTTCCAACCATTTCCGGGATACCGTCCTCACGGGCTACGAACATCTGACCAGATTTAGGGAATCCACCGGAAGCATGACCGGATACCGGTGAATTGGTACCATAGTCCCAGTCATCGCTGCCATCTGCCTCATCATCTTCGGCGTCTTCTTTGGCACTCTTGAAAATACTCTTCGCGCCTTCCACAATTCCATCCCAGACACCGCCGACAAAATCAGCACAGCCCTGCAGCCATCCGGCAATGGAACCCCAGACGGATTTTAAGCCATCCCAGAGTTTGTTCATGATGCTCTTTCCGACCTCGATCATTGCATCCGGTTTAAACACTTCTTTGATCTTTTTCCAGATATCTTCAAGCCAATCCTTGATAGCGTTCCATTTTTCTTCAATGGTCCTTTTTACACTGTCCCAGATCTCTGAAAGCTTGTCTCTGATCGCTTCGAAAATAGATGTCGCAAGAGCTTTGATTGCATTCCATAGGTTAGATGCAAATGCCTTAATCTGGTTCCACTTAGTTTCCCAGGCTGTTTTTATCAGTTCAAGCGTACTGGATATGAACACCTTAACCGCACCAATGGCATTATTTATTGTCTTTTTAATTGCTTCCCAGGCTTCGGCTGCAAACTTTTTGACTTCATCCCAATGCTGATACAGAAGAACTCCAGCCGTAATCAGCGCTGTTATAGCAATGATAACAAAACCGATCGGACTGGTAAGGAATGCAATGGCCGCACCTAAAGCAGTAGTAACCGTTGTTGCGATCGCACATACAGCATTCCATGCCACTGTAGCCGCAGTCATGGCAATCTGAGCTGCGGTATCTGCTATCTTTGCTGCAGTATTGATAACAAACTGGGCCGCCTGCTGCACCAGGGCCGCTGTTCCTTGCGCCAGGTTTACTACAAAATCTTTGGCATACATAGCAACAATAGCGGCTGTCTCCAGCTTATCTGCTATAAGCGCTGCTGTATGTGTTGCAATAGCAGCCGCATTTGCTACAAAACCAGCTACCATTCCAGAAAGCATTGATACGACGCCACCAGCATTAATGATGAATTCACCAAGTTTTACAACTTCCCATGCCCCAAAGAAAGCAGCAACAACTCCAATAGCTCCGTCAAAGCGTGTCTGAGTTTCTGTTATCCAGTCCACAACTGAGGATATCGCTTCTGTAAATGCATCAAATACTGGCTTTGCAACAGTATCATAAGCTGTATTCAGGCCATCCCATATCTTATTAATTAATTCTTTCAGCTTATCAAATATAGGCTGCAGTTCGTCTAATAGCCCCTGTATCCGTTCTTTGATCTGACCAGCATTATCGGTTATAGGCTTTGTTATAACCTGGATCAGATCCCGGACAAATTTACTGCCTAATTTTGTAACTCCCATAAAAGAGCTGCTGAAAATGCCTATGATATCAGCTGTGATCTGTTTCGCTGAGTCACTGCGAAATACAGTAAAGATCCCTGCAATGGAACTTGTGAAATTTCCAACTAATGTCGCAATCTCACCGCCAATATTAAACATCTGGACCAGATAGTCTTTAATGCGGCCTTTATTCTGTTCCAGGTACCTGCTAATACCGCCCAGAAGGTTATCTGCGATCGTTGCACCGATACTTGCTACAGAACCAGTGACTTGCCCTAAGGACCGGGCTAATGTATTGGCAAAACCTAAAGCCGCTGTCTGCACATCAGAATCAGTGAAAATATTCCCAAGGCTGTCTTTTATGGACTGGATGCTGCTTTGGATCGAATCAAATACAGATGTATCACCAAAAGCATCCCAAAAACCACTTGTAAAAGAGTCTTTTAACTGGTTCAGCAGATCAGCTATCTTCTGCAGCTTACCACTGACTATATCTTCCTGTTCCGGAAGCGTTCCCATATCAAAGTCATCTGCATTGTAGCCGCCTGCTCCACTACCGCCGGATCCACTTCCACTATCTGAGCCACTATCAGGATTTAAGATATTAAGCTCATCAATGCCTGTGGTCGCTGTTTTAATATCCTTAGCGGCTTTCTTTGTAGCATTTCCGGCACCGGTTGCAGCCGTTCCAGCTTTATTTGCTGCGGCAGCTACAGCTTCCATGCCAGCTGCAGTTGCGGATGCTCCTGAATCTTTACCGCCAGACATCAAGGCAAAAAAGGCTTTAAATGCATTCGCCAGGCTGAGTATTTTACCAATGACTGCATTGATCACCTGGATGACCGGGGATAATGCAGCTATAAGGCCCTGGCCTATGGTTGCCTTTAAGCTGTCAAACTGCAGCTGTAAGATACGGACCTGGTTCGCCCAGCCGGTGGATGTCCTGGAGAAGTCACCTGCTGCCGTTGTCAGCTGATCCTGTACAAACTTATACCGCAGGGCAACCTTTTCCATTTCGGACATCTTTGCTGTAGTCTTTCCGAAGCCATTTGCCATGGCATAGCTGTCAAGAGCCGTCTGGGTCATAACAATGCCCAGATCTTTCAGGCTTTCTGTTTCACCAGTGAATACAGACTTTAACTTCGTATATGCCTCATCCTGGCTGATGTTGTAGAAAGATGCCACATCTCCGGCAAGACCAGTAAGAGTTGTGGACATGTCATATGCAGCCTTCTCACTGAAGCCAAATGCCTTTGCCATAGCTCCAAAAGTACCGGTAAACCGCTTTGCCATGGTCTCAGACAAGCCAAACTGAGTGGCTGCGTTCTGGGCAAACTTATCTACCTGTTTGCTCATCTGGGGAAATGTAACATCAACTACGTTCTGGACTTCTGCCAGATCAGAACCTAATTCTATACAGGACTTTCCAAAGTCAAATACTTTTTTGACTGCAAAAGCTCCTGCCAGCATAGCTCCCAGCTTTTTCAGCGTACCGCCCAGGCCTTGAACCTGCACAGCGGCAACTTTTGACTGCCGTCCTATGTTACTGACTCCCTTACTGGCAGTCTTGGAAGACTCTTCTCCCTCATGCCCCATTTCTGAGAAAGCCCGTACTAATTTTTTGCTGATCAGTTCAGCTGCTACCTGGGTTACTTCTTCAATCTGCTGTAAATCCAGTGCTACTTCAAACCTGAGCTGTGCATCCGCTGCCATATATGTCACCTGCCTTTTTTATTAAGACAGGCACATCGGCACAGCGTCTTAGATCTTTAACTCAAATATTTTCCTGCATTCCTTATTTTTACATTTAAAAAAGATGCCCTTGCATTTGGCATCTTCTGACTTCATTGCATTGACCGGATACCCGCAATACGGGCACCGGACTTTTTCATGCTTTACTTTTTCAATTTCAACCACCTCCGCATAATGCAGCGAACATCCTTTCCAGACCTTCCATTTCCCTGTCATAAGCCTCCGGAGTCATCTGCTCCATCTGATGTTTACGCCAGCTGTCATAAATCCTTTGCTGATCAGTAGTAAAATGTTTGATCACATTATCATCTGTTTCAGAACGTATCGCTACCACCCGGCCCAGGGGAGTTTCCGGTCCAAGTCCGGCCAGCAGGGAACGGAACTCATCCCAGCTGACCGTTTCAAACTCTTTCGTCCTTATACGCAACCCGTACTGCGTCATGAAACTGGAAATGATCAGGTCCCAGTCTTCAAACAGGTCGTAGTACGGGTCAGTGCTCTCCCTGGCCCACATCTCCTGTAGCAACAGAAACTGCTTCCTGGATAATGGTCAACAGATCTGAAAATATGGGTTTCATTTTATCGATCTCTTTTCGGGATTTTTCTGGAAACATCAGATTATACGCTTCCAAAGTTTCTTTTGGTCCGGGATGTCCGTTTCCAAACAATCCCATGACTTTAAGTAAGGTCGGAGCATCTGCATTTACTTCCAGTTTTTCCCCTTTGATCATCAGGTAGGGATTTCCATCAAATGTAAGCTTATCTGTAATATCTACTACTTTTGCCATTGTTCATTGCCTCCCTTTACGCTGCCACTGTCGGTGTATAGGTTGGTTTTCCATAACAGGTAACTTCAAACTCCAGGGCATCGATATTCGTTGTATCACCACCTCCTGGGGTAGTCACATTCACAACCACATCACAAGCCAGCTTAGCCCCGGATGTCATGGTCCACTCAAACTTGGTCATTACATCCTGGCCAAATTTCCATGCAAGGCCTGCGATATAATCATTTCCGGCATCACCTACGGAACGCTTTCCCTTAAAAGCAAAGCTGAGTTTTTTGCCAGTCATAGCAGATTTGGCCCAGCCTTCTGCGTCCATGGCATACCATTCTTCTGTGGTACCGTCAATGGTTGGCGCAAAGTTCTCCAGATCCGCAGGCATTACCATATCGCCGTCCACGCTGTCCATACCCTTTGTACCAAATTTAAACACGTTATTGTGTACAGGATATACTTTTCCTCCTACTTCACTCATTACACATTCCTCACTTTCTCTGATAGATAAGATCCAGCCAGATCACATATTCATACACCCCATTATCATCCGTTCCTACGTCCTGAGGTTCAGGAACCATTAAACGCAGATAATTAATGTGGGTATTTCCTATGTCCAGACTGGATATGCTTCTAAGTTTCTCAAATAGTTGATAAGCAGCTTCTTCACTTTCCGGTTTGTCCCTGTTCCAATGAACCAGAAAAGAGAGCGGCTTTGTATCATAGGTAGTGTATTCCAGGCCACCTAAAGCAATATTGGGTGGTCCGGATCCACTTCGGTTATAAATACCTATGGATTTCTGCTGTTTATTATCCAGCTTACCGATATAAACATGGCTCTCTTCTGCAATTCCAAGAGAAATGATCCAGTCCTGTATGTCCGTTAACCGCAGCATCATACACCACCCGCCTTTTTATAAAACTTCTTAAAGGCTTCCTTGCAAAAACCGGAGCTGACACCTCCCGGAAGCCATGGCTCAAGCCATTTACCGCCTGCAAAAGGATTTTCATACTTCTGGAACTGATATTCCGGGTGGTAATACAGCCGCCTTGCATAAGGCGTGCTGGATACCAGGCTTACTTTTCCGTTAGAAGCTTCACTGGTGTCCACAAAGGTGCTTTCATTCTGCAGGTTGCCAGTATCAAACGGCATGACCTGTGCCTGTACCACTTCCGTATGCAGCGCTTCCGCCGTCTGCTCCAAAGCAACTACTGCTGCACGGGTCAGCTGGCTGATACGGGGCATGTTCAGCTTTATAGTTGACTTTACCTGCATCAGATCACCTCCAGACTGCAGTAATTTACCGTACCGTCCGGATTCCTGTTCTTGCATCCCTGCTCGATCCGGCGTTCTTCACCAAATACCGTTACTGTTCCGCCACTTAAAGACGGCATATCCGGTGCGATGTCTCCTGTAAAAAGCGCTGTACCAGTGATCTGTACCAGCTTCTTTTCCGCTGTCAGAATGGTCTTGGCTTTATCCTGGAAATTACACATCAGATCCGCATCCAGGTTGTACTTCGGCCTTCCCTTATTATCCAGTTCTTCCGATTCCAGATGAACATGCACAGGCGTCTTACAGAGCCGCTTTGGCACTAAACATGGATATTTCATAATCTCACCTCGCTAAACGGCAGCAAAGGCCCGTCTGGCACAGCATAGCGTATACATCACGCTTCATGGCAACACCTTTATCTGTAAACACGTTCCAGGAATTTCCAAACTGCATGGACACACCATTGATGCTGTAGTTCTGCAAAACCGTATTGATCTCATCTGCATTTTCTGTCTCAAAATCAGCCTGCTGGCAGACCACTTCCCGGATCAGGTCCTGCTGGAATGCTGTCAGGTTAGAAAATCCCTGACCTACGATACGGTTGTAAGTCAGGGAATCAATGTGGTGGCTGGCCTGGCGGAGAGCCTTTTTAAGCTCATCCGCTGGCACAGCACTGCCTTCATATTCAGTCTGGTAATATTCCGGGGTTACATACGGCTCATAAGCCATAAGACCACCTCCGATCAGGCTCCGGTATACTCTGTAGTATCCACATCTACGTAGATGCTGTCTACCTTACCATCACGTCCATTCGGGAATACAAACACATCAGACAGGGAACGGTTCTGATACAGGTATCCGTCACCCTCTGTATGTGCTCCTGGTTCAAAGTAGTAGATGCTGGAGATCTTCGGAACGATCTTGCAGGTCTGACCGCACGCTACCAAAACATTGATCTTGTGTGCTCCTGTCACAGCAGCTACATGGTTTCCGGTATCCTCTGCCACCTTTTTCAATGGAGCAAAACCGCCGTTTTCAGGCTCCCATTCAAATGCATCATAGAAGCGCTCATCATCCACTACTTCCATGATCGGTACGCCGTCGATGTCGGTCACACGGGTTTCAATTCCCAGGCCGCCCTCTGCGATCTGGGTCATTTCGATCTTGCGTGTGAACTCTGTGGACTGTTCCAAGGCATCCATGATCGCGCTGGATACGTACATGACCAGAGTGCCATTTGCCTTATAACGTCTCAGCTTCCCCTTAGCCAGGATATCCTTCAACATGCCAAATACCTTAGCTTTTGTATATGCGGAAGCTGCTGTAGACGAATGATAGCTTTCTTCTTTCTGAGCTGCTTGTGCTACCTTGGAGAAGAACAGGGCATCTGTTTCCGGAACTACCCAAGTCTTTTCAAAAGTCCTGGAAATGTTCTGGATGGATGCGGTCGCATTGGTCTCATCCACATCAGCCTTGTCGATCATAAATTCCACATCACGGTCATGAGTCAGTGTGTACGGAATATCTGTCTGCGCATAGCTTCCGCTGTTCCAGCCACCATTTCTGCTGTGATTTTTATATCCGGATGTGCTCATCTGGGTAAAATGGAAGGTTTTCGCATCCAGCCATTTTACATTACTTGTTACAAAGGGAGAAGTCAGGGTTCCCTGAATGAGGATCTCTAACAACTCCGGTTCCCATACCTGTGCATAGTTTAAATTTGCCATTTTATCACCTTATCCTTTCTTAGTTGTTCCAACGGTTCCAACGCTTTGTTGCTACCGTTGTCTGCTGTGTCTGTGTTGCCTGCTGGGCCTGTCCGGTTCCCTGGCTGCCGCTTGCAGCTCCTACCTGGACAAATCCGGACGCTGCGGATGCCTGGGGTTTTAAAGCAGGCACATCTTCCAGCACCTTATTAAGTGCCGCCTTTAATGTTTCTTCATTGATTTTTCCATCCTGACCTGCTACCTGGCTGAAATCTGCCATCTTGATCACATAAGGGATGGTACTTGCTTCGATACCAAGTGATACAGCCGCCATAACAGCTGCGCTGTTTATCTGGGCCTGCTGTGCTGCAGCCTGTGCCTGTGCCATCTGAGCCTGCATAGCGCCAATATCCGGAGTATTGGCCGCCTTCTGCTGCTTAAAAGTTGCAATGGCCTGCTCGACCTCTGCCTGACTGAGTCCCTGCTGCTTAAAATAAGCTTTCAGCGCTGTATCTTCTTTGGCTGCCAGTGTACCGTCAAGCATCTGCTGGATCTTCCCGTAGTCAATCGCCGGAGCTGTTCCCTGCTGATTGCTCTGATTCTGCTGTGCTGCCGGTGCCTGTGTCTGAGTCTGCGCTGCCCCAGCTGTCTGCTGCTGAGCCTGCTGTCCCTGGTTCTGATTTCCTTCTGCCATAATAATGGTCTCCTTTCCATTTTGAGAGTGTCGCTCTTACTTCTATCCATTGTCATCGGTGTCACCGGCCGCGCAGAGTTTAATGCCATGCTCGCGTTTGGGCATAAAAATAACACGCATCTCTGCGTGCTTATGACTAAATGCTATGACTATTTAGAACTTTTCAATAACTTTGCCGCACTTGGCGCATCGCCTTACATAACCGCCATACAGACCAGATGCACGGCTCCAGTGCTTGCGGTAATGATGATCACATCCGCAGTGCTTCCTGAAGAGTTTCTTTCGGATCCATGATAAGATTCCCATTGTGTTCACCTCCTACTGTTGCGACGTCGCAACGATATGTCTTATTTAATTTCAACGCTCGGAATCAGTCTTTCCGGGTAAAATACCAGCTCATAATGGTACTTATCTGTTCCCTTTGGTTCTGTCTGTTCCATCACGTAGCAGGTCCAATCATTCAGATAAATATAATCTTTATAATACTGATCTTGTCCTGTTTTAACCGTTACAACCAGTTCGTTGGAACCATTATTGCTGAGTGCCATGTACCCCTCGGCCTGGAGCATAACCGTATCAGTTCTTGCATTGGTAACTGTTATTCTACGATATATGTTAAACTCATTCGCATCTTTAGACAAATTATGGTTCACGGTTGATGCGGTAGAAAAAGAACAGCCCGATGCCCCCAAAGCCACACAAAGAGCCGTCATAAAAGCTAAAATTTTCTTTCTCATTGCTTATTCCTCCACATGACATGTATTTTTCACTTTTTGATAGATGTCCTCATACAGTTCCTGTCTGTCACCGTTGTAAGTATATTCTGCATAGATGCCATCTCCTGATACCGTAGTAGACGCAAGGCATTTATAATTCTGCAAAGTCTTACAACTTCACACAATAAACACATTGCTCAGATCGATCTTTTCATTCTGCTCCTGAGAGTTGTACCACTCAACAAGTTTCTTTTTGCATACGCTCTGAAAGTGTGCCATTCCTGTAATAATCATATTTATCCTCTCTTTCCTAATTTACAAACATCCAATCATCAGCAAGCATATCAGCCTGTGAAGCAAGCCAGCCAAGCTGAACTCCAGATGTTCCAACAAATGCAATCGCTTTGTTTCCAATCGCGTCATGTTCTGGATTAACAATCTTTCCATTTGGATTCATATACCCGATATTGGTCGCAAGTTCAATATACTGATTTTTGCCATTCCATCCTTTTCTCTTAACTTTTAATCCGCGCTTCACGTATTTGATTGCTTCCCCAAAAGAGAACGTTGCTTCTCCACCAAGCGCGGGGCAATTATCTTTATTTGCAATCATCCATTCATCGCTCTGCATGTTTAACATTGTGTACTCTACTCGTTTGGTTTCGCGAATATCCAATAATTCGCCCTGATCTGCGTCCTGTGGTCTACACTGGATCATTATAGTTTCTCTTTCTGAATCCCAATACCAGTAACCTCCCCATGATGGAAGTTTAACTTTTTCTCCTGCTTTCATCGCTTTAAATGCTTCTCTAAAGTTCATGTTTTTATCCTCTCTTTCTTAAAAATGGGTACAAAAATACCACCGGCCTGCTGACTGGTGGTATTAAATGCGGTTTTCTTTTTTTCTATTCCATCTGGGGTAATTTACTAAACTTTACTGATTTTTCTCGTTATAATACTCCCGCTTCTCTTAACACACTCTCAATTTCTTCTTGCGTTGGTATCGGATGAGCTGCGTTGTATGTCTCACGTTCTTCCCGTGACACTAAAACCGGACATGTTGGAGCTGATATTCTGTCTAAATACCATTCATATGCTTCTTTTTCTTCATCTGTCACGGTATCACCTCCACAACAATACTATCTTTCTGTTTTGATAATATACGCATTTTACAATCCTTGTCAAGCAAAAACTCTTTCTGTTTGTGATAATGACTGATTTTTGCTATGTATGCACCTTTCGAACCTTTTGGTACTAAAAAAATCATTTTAAACGGTTTATTTAATGCCGCTTTAGGCGAAATAGATGTACTTACAAATTGTTTATCAATAAAAATATCTCCTACAGCGTATTTTTCATACGGATTAAACTCCATGTTGCGATAACAGATTATATCGTGCTTAAGTTCGTTGCTTTTTAACGCAGCGGATATTGTATTGGCATATTCTACCAGTCCCCTGTCCTCTGATATATCACCTCGAAGCATTGCATTTAACCGTTCAAAAAATCTATTTGGTTTTTTATCACCAGAATTGTACGTATACTTTTTGATTGCATGTATTTCTTTACTTGATAAATCTGCAATCCACTGCACAGCATCATTACAAAGTAATTCCTCGTTTTTTTCAGGAGAGGCAGCTTTAAAATTAGCAAGTGGTCTCTTTGCGTCTGCATATTCCCGTGCATCTGTGCCACCGGTTTTAAATCTAGCATGTTTCCAGAAATCCATTTTCTGGCCGTACATCTTTTTATTGTCATTATCCAACGAATACTTTGCCAGCCTCCCGTACTTTTCTTCCTGCCGTGCTGCATACTGCTCTTTGGCTTCGTCCTTGCTCTGCTGCCCGATTGCTTCCAGTTCTTCCTTCGTCCAGCTATCGTCTGCTGTGGATATGCCTGGGAAATATGTAGTGTGCGAATCCTTACATCGTGGATGATAAAGCCCTTTGCTGATGGCATAGCTCATCAGAGGATAGTGCTTGCCAGTTTCCGGATCCACGCCGTCCTTACTGCCACCGCTCCACACATCATCAATAAGCACCTTGCCGACGAAGGGAAGGCACTTAGGACACGGATTCCCACGCTTTGCCATGATAACAGTGGCAATGCCCCACTCCTGACGTTTTTCGCCTTCTCCCTGCAGGTAAGCTCTTTTGCTGGCCGTCCGGATTGCCATGTCTGCATAATCTGATAACGTATGCCTGGCTCCATTGGCGTATTCTATGCAGTTAAGTCCGCGGGATAGCATATCCTTTGTGGCCATGTCTACAGCCTTTTCATAGGTTCCGGCACCACTGTTGGCATATACCTGAGCATCAAAGATTGCTTTCCGGTAATCATCATTGGCTTTCCGGAACACTGCTGTTTCTGCAGCTTCCATATCGTGCGCAGTAGCTTCAATCAGCGCATTCAGCTTCCGGTCATTCAGCTTAAAGAACTCTGCCGTCATTGCATCGTGCGCAGGCGATCTGTTTCTTCCGGATGTTTTCCAGCCTTTCTTGATGGCCTGTAAGATCTTGATCTCCTGCTTCATGCTGCCTTTTGCGCGTGCCTGCCTGATCAACTGTTCAATCTGAGCATTAATGCTCTTAAACTGTTTCTGGTATTTCTTCTGGTTCTTCTGCTTATATCGTTCCAGTGCCTTCAGCTGTTCGGTCTGCCACATAGACCAGTTATAGCCTTCTTTGGTCTCTTCTGCTCTGTGCCGATCCATATTACGGATCATAGATGCCATCAGCTCGTTTTCAATGCGCTGAAAGGCTTCGGCCAGATCGTATTCATTATGTTGCACTCATCAACGCTCCTTCCGCGGCATCCTGTCCCGCTTCTTTTAATGCAGTTTTCCTGTTAGCCAGTACTTTATAGCCCTGCGCTTTAAACCCTCTTGTAAGAGACTTAAGCTGCGTTATACTTTTACAGTGATCACATCTCAGCTCTGCATAGTCACTTTTCTCAACTGCATATATTCCAAAAGGTACTTGCTCACTGGCTATTTTCAGCAGTCCCTGGTACTCCGTCTGGTTCATTCTGTACATCCGGTTCGCTATTTTGACCTGCATCCCTTTCACCTCCAAGGTTAACATTAAAAAGCCCGGCAGTCATATTGACCCCCGGTTCTTCTACCTCTGCAATGCCCTGTTCTGCTTTCAGACGGGCAATCTCTTCTTCCTTCCATGTATCATCCCTGGAATCTCCATACAGTTCTTCCACCTGGGCTTCTATGCTCATCAGGACTACACCTGGCCTGGCTTTTGACATGGTCTCTATTTGGCTTTCAAAAGAAGGATTCGCATACTCACCAAAGGGAATATCTACCTTGACATCTTCTACAGGCTTTTTCGTCAGGATGTTGTACGCATTAATAGCAGCACCTACAACTTCCGGAAGGATTTCCTGCAACGCTTCCACAATGGCGTTCCGGGTATAAAGCGTGGTCTTTTCCTTTTCTCTCTGGGCTTCTGCATTATCCAGCTTCTTAGTGTCGATTCCCAGCGTTGACGGGCTGATCAGTCCCTGCAGGCAAAGATCCAGTGCCGTCACATAAGACGCCAGATAACTGTCATGCGGGATTGTAGGCTGGTCTGTTTGGATCTTATTTACACCGTCCTCAGCCATATTGTTTTCCGCAGCAAAATACCGGCAGTCAAAAGAGTTTGGCCGTATAGTCATCCCTGTTTCTGGATCCTTTGGTACCAGATCTAACGGAACATAACTTTTGGCCCTTCCTGCCCGAAGCGCGTCCATCCACTGGGACCATACTTCATCAAATGCATCAAAGCTGTCCAGTTTTCCATCAAAGATAGATCCGCCTCTTCCTTCGTACTTTGCTGATTCGTATACATGCAGCGGCACTGCCAGGATCACGCTGCTATCAAATGTATAATCCTGAAGGTTTTTGGTCTGTTCCAGCACTTTCAGATCTACCAGCTTATCATCAAGGTAAAGCTCATTGGTGATGTAGCCATAACCATATCGCTCATTAAGGACGTACTGCTTCCCTTTGGTTTTAAAAGGCGTTTTGAAAATCACTTCATTTATCCGATCACGCAGCCTGATGATCTCGATCCGCTCACCAGGATACCATTCCAGGATCGGATATTCGCTCACTGCCGTGTCTATGGTAACCTTAAATGCACCGTCACCAATGTACAGGACTTCTTTCAGCGCTTTTTCAATCTTCTTACGGAAGCGGTTCTGCTTCTCTATTTCCTTCCATATCTGTTCCTGAGAAGCACGGTCAAATATAAAATCATTCATATCGACCAGGGTAATGGATGCCAGGGTCTTAACGATCAGAGAGGGAAGGCCTGTATGGATCTTTCTCATCTCCATTCCAGGACTGCATTTACTGCTCCAGAACTTGTATTTGTCTGCATATTCCGTCAGATCTCCATACAGCTGTTCCAGCTCGTTACTGTCACCCCGGTACCAGATCCGGTTTCGGATGGCATTTGTTTCAAAGTCCAGCGTTTCTCTGATTTGTATATTATATGGGCTGGCAGAATCGATCTGCAGCCAGCTCTTCACCCCACGCCGAATGTTATCACTCATCTTGTCCAACCACCTCATTTCTCATTATCCTCCTCGAATCCGATCAGTTTTTTATACGGAATCCATGAATACTGACTCGCATTGATCGTATGATCGTTTTTATCTTCCGGTTCGTCTTTGTCTTCTTTCCAGCTGTACTTGTCCAATTCTGACAAATGTTCTGTACAGTCATCCACTACCAGATAGCATCCCTGCTGGATCCAGCCCAGCTGCAGCTTGATTCGGTCCAGGATGCTCAGTTTTTTATAAGCATCCCAGAAATTGTACAGGCAGCCATGCAGCCGCTTGTACTTGCGCAGTTCTGTAATTGTTGCCTGGTCTGCATTATCTACGTAAACATCTTTTGCAAATCCCCATTCACTGCGGCAATGTTCCAGGAAGTTCACCAGTTTCACAGCCGTATCGCTGGGAGCTATAGGCGTATCCAGATCCGCATTGTTATAAACCTTTTCGGCCAGTGTGATCAGTCTCCTGTCTTCCGTGATCCCCTGGAAGATCATGGCAATGGTATCAGGGGATCTGCTGGAATACGCCGTATCAAGGCCACAGGAGAACTTTTTCCATTTGATCCGGCCCTCCTTCACTTCCGCCTTTACCCAGGCAGCAGTAACAACGTACTTTTTCCGGTCAAAATTAGGGAATACCAATCCGGTGGCTTTACCGCGAAGCCCCAGGATCTTATTTTTCCAGATTTTCGTGCCTTTCGGTGTGTTAGCCAGGATCTTGTCCAGCTTCTCCTTTGGCAATCCTAGGTTATGGACAAAAGAAAAGAACCAGTGCACCCAGCCGGGCTTTGGTTCTTCTTTCAATTCGTCTTTTATTTCCTGCGGCGTCTCTGATTCCCATTCCGGCAGAGGACGGGAACAGTTTATATACTCCTTATACACGTCCAGGTTTGGATCATCCGGATTAAGTGTCGCCATCAGATAATCGCAGCGCATGGCAGCTTCTCGCACAAAGTCAATGTCCGCTGTGTTGATCTCATCGATATACAGACATCCATATTGACCGCCCAGTGCCTTCTGCCATTTCTTTTTGTCGCCATATCCCATGACGTAGATAACTTTGTCACCGCCGGACGCATGGAAAAGGATATGTGGGATCTTATCGTCTTTGGTACCATTGCCGTTGTACTCAGCCAGTATCCCAAAATCGTCAATTATCCCCAGATCCTTGTTGATGATATTTTTCTCAGCTGTACCGGTATCCTTTGCAGCTATGATATGCAGCTTCTTAGGCGATTCAGCCACCTTAAGCATGAACTTGAACAGGCCTACTGTGGTCTTTCCGGCTGCGGTGGTTAAGTACCCTCAAGAAATTCTACAGGCGCATCACAGTGAAGGAATGCCTTGTACTTTTCGGATAGTAATAATCGTTCAGAACTCATGAGGTTGCATCACCGCCTCTCATCTGCCGGATCAGGTCATCCAGTTTGCTCTGCTCAGATTCCAGGCCAGATACCTCAAGCTTATCCTTAAACATGCCAAGATGGCGGCCAAGCAGCTCCAGAGCTTTTTCTTTATCATTTAACTTAAGCTCTATACCGTTCTTTCCTTCTTTGATCCCGGCAATAGCCTTGATCTGATTCTCCGACAGCTTACTGGTATCCGTCAGGATCACATTTCCATGAGAGATCTGTACAAAGTCTGTAGCCTTGGCAAAGGCGATCGCAGCCAGTTCTTCAATCACGCGGTCCTGTGTGACCTCCGTCCGTTTCTGGCGCTCCTGCATGCGTTCTGAGATATAAGCTGCAACCTTAACATTTCTTAACAATCTTGTGGCTGCAGCTGCTGCAACTTCATCATTCTTCACTCTTGGATAAGCGACTTTGTAAGCCCGCGTGGCATTCAGGTCAATGAGATATTCATCTGCAAAAATCTTCTGTTTTTCTGTCATTTGGGGCTCACCTCGCTTTCTTTTACATGCCAAAAAGAGCCCCGGTCTTTTCAACCAGGACTCTCAAAGGAGAAGGAAATACTGATAGCAGCAAAAATCATCGGAACGGAAGGATTCGAACCTTCGCTTAGGACACAAGCCATTGCTCTACCAACTGAGCTACGTTCCAACAGCGCTTCCTAAGTAAACTCCACCGTCCTGATCCTCAATGTCTCTTCAGAGCAATCAGATAAGTACATCCGTGCACAAATGCATTCCATGTTTTATTCAAAAAGGCATTATCAATCTCTCTGAGGTGTTGCGCATACGCTCAGTTCATCCGGGAGCGACCCGGCAGCTTCCTCTGCCAAGCTGTGACCCCCGGCAGAGGTTCCAGGGGAATTAAGCCGCCGGCCGTATGCCTTTGGCTTCATGGTACACTATAGCATTTGGAAAACGGAAAAACAGGAAAATTCGGAAAATTTATGTTGCTTTCATAAAATTTTCGTATTCCTTCCGTACTCCATCAGGTGTAGCTCTTCGGCCCATTCTTACCGCTACTTCACTCCAGGTAAGCTCTTCAAAGATCTTATACCTGATAATGCGCTGCATTCTCTGCGGTATCGTGTTCAGCCATGCTTCCACATCATGTTTGATCCGTTCCGCAGTCTGCAACCGCTCTTTCAGGATCTCTTCCAGCCGGTCCAGCTCATCCGGATCCTTTATTACAGGATATGCCAGACCTTCGATATGAAACGTCTGTGGTGTGTAAGGGAACTCATGCGAAGACCCTTTCACTGCATCCTGCTCAATCCTCTTCCTGGCTTTCTTAAGCTTCAGGATCTCCTTTTTGGTATCTTCCACCTGGGCGCATGCATCTATGTACTGCACCAGAATCTGCTTGTCCAACGGTATCACCTCATTCCTGCTCTTGGTTTGTATGTACGTTCTCCCAGAAGATATTCCTCTTCCTTCCTCTGTTGACCTAGAAGCTGCCGTAACCGGTTTAAGGTATCCCTGTTCTTCTGATCCTCGAAAAACTTCACCAGCTTCTCGTTCATCTTTGCCATATCTTTATTAATTCGCCTGGTTCTTCTGCTCTGTTGAAGACTTGTTGCAATCCGGTTCCTTTCGTTCCGGTCCTTGGCAAATTCCATTTCATGAAGAAAGTCCTGGAGACGCTTGTCCTCTTCAACGACCTTATCGCAAGCATACCTGTATTCTAAAATGCTCTCATCATAGTAGCTTAGAAACTCTTCCAGAGCCTGCGCCGGTGTCTTTCTCTTACTCATCTGGTACCCTCCTTAGCTCCGGATCCGGGCAGAGGCTTGTCCCCGCATAAGCCGGCATCCTGGCCGACCATGTCGCTGGCCTGGGCCCTTTTATGATCTTCTCATCAGCTGCAGCTATGGCTGCCTTTCTCTGTAACTGGTTTGCCTTTCTCTGGGCCTCTGACTTTACTAATCCCATTCTTCGTATCTTCTCCCTTCTTGCGCATGGCAGCTATCACGTATTCCACGTTGGGATTTACTCGTTTCCACATTACGCTGCTTTACCGGTATGCTTCCGGTCTTTTCTTTCCAGGTACAGCTTTACCAGCGTGTAGATCTGGCGAAGGAATAGGCTGTCTTCTATGTGACTTATATTCTGGATGATGTACTGCTTTACATGTTTGTTATTCATAGGCTACCTCCTTTAAATTTCAGTTTTGCACAGATTCATATGATTCTTTCAGCCTTTCAAAATCACATGACTCCATAATATTTGCCATGACTACAACGGCCATTGTGTTTATTTCATGCATAGTCTTTCCGAGTTTAACACCTTGTGGCATCACTGTACTGTTACGGATAACTGCAAATAATGCCAGCTTATATTTTTCTTCTTGTGACATTTTATCCTCCAAATTTTTTACATCATTTTGTTGACGCCAACAAAATCGATGATTTTACTTCCCGACTTTAATTTTGGGAACATCAGCTCTTAATTTCCTTTGTATGGCTCCGGAAGTGGCATCCAGGCATTCACAAATAAGTCCTGGCTGCTGCAAGTATCGCATCCATCATCATCACCGGCATACCATGCTCCACCACCATCATTATCTTTTTCATACCGTCCGATTATCGGAAGCGTGAAATTCTCAAATGACATCAGGACATATTCATCTTCTTCCGGAAGTCTCTCTTCCACTGGGATCCAGCTGTGCTTCTTCTCTTCTGCATTCAGCTTTTGCACCAGTTTTACAGCTTCACTCTGTGTAAAGTCATTCAGACGTTCTACATCATCTGGGCTGCACCCCGTATCCTCATAGTCCTTAAGCTTACACAGCGCACCATAGAGCTTTTCACCTACTTCTTTGGTGATTACCTGGCCTGCTCTAAGTTGCTCCCACCTGACACCCTTCAGACACCAGTTTCCCAGGTCATCCTTTTCTGTTAATCGCATTATGACTAATCCTCCTCTTTTACCGTTCTGTAGCATTTCTTTGCTACATCCCATTCGGTTTTTATAGCAGTTCCGCAGTCAATGCATTTAACATCAATTTCTGCATCTTCAATGTTTGTAAAATAATAAGAGTTACGGCCACATCTGCAGTCAGCATATAACTTAGCCAAACCCGCAAGTTCAGTCTTTGTTCCACACTCCATGCATTTGAAATACATCAAAGGAGACCGGCTACAAAAAGTCCTTTCCTTACCACACTTGCTGCATCGGATTTTCATGAAGCCAGTGTATCCTTCATTTTCTTTTTCATCTTCCGTTTCTGGTAAGATAGTATTTTCCTGGGTTTCTGCCTCAATGTGTTGCTTTATGGTTTCAGGAGGCATTGGTGGATTTACTACGATTTTAGGCTGAAGCACTGTTTTCGGCATTTGTGCTTCCTGCTGACCTGCATGCATAAGCAGCTTTTCCACCAGCCCACGATATACCATCATTGCCTTGATTTCCGGTATCTCTACATTCAAGGACATACCCTGAGTTGATAATCTGATTTTCATTTTCCTTCCTCCATCTTCTTCAAATGCTCGCATACTGTACTTGGTGCAAGCTGCATTTCCTCAGCGATCTGCTTCATGCTCCACCCAGCATTGCGAAGTGCCTTCATTTTTCCAAAATCGATCTGCTTTTTGTTTGTTGCTTCTGGCTTTGGTGGCTCCGGCTTTTCCTTGGTTTCCATAACTGCCTTCTCTTCCACTGCCTTTGGCTCTGCTACTTCTGCCGGCTTCTCCTCAGCTGACTCTGTCTCTCTTTTTTCTTTCTCCGGCACGATCCGGAAGAACTCACATCCAGTCAGGATCTTCTTCAATGTCAGGAACTCATAATCATCCAGGTTCTTAGGTTCCGGTACCACCGGCTGGAGCACTCCCACCATAAGCCCTCTTTTATGCAGTTCCAATGCCTCATCGATCGCTATCTGTTTTATCTTCATTGTCTTTCCCCTTTCTGTATCTCTTTCAGCTTTTCAATCAACGTAGTCCGGTTTGTCCGGCAGTCCCTAAAGAACTTTCCAGGCTCCAGAAGATACTCCTCATTTGCTCCATACCCTTCCTTGTACCTCATGGCAACATCAGCTTTCCAGTCATAGAGCATGGAGTGATACGTCTTGATAACGAAGCTTGTCCCATCCTGAAGATCATATCGGTAATACCGCTCACCGGTCTCCTGGTTATCGATCCAGAGTGTCCAGGTTTCATACGCATCAATAAAAGCTGCTCTCTGGTCATTGTTCCTAAGCGGTGGAAGCTCTGGCTGCTTCGGTCTATCCTTTTTCTCTTCCAAATCTTCCAGCTCACACAGCATGGAAGCCAAAGCACCTACTTCCAGCTTTTGCATTCTGATATGCTCATCTGACTTATCAATGCCGGGAGTTCCCAGACATTTGCTAAGAAGCTGCTTCTTTCTCTCCAGCAGTTCTCTCAGGATTTCCATGTCTGTACGTTCTTTCATTTCATTTTTGGAAGCCTCGTTATCCGTTTGCGACGTCGCAATCTCTTCCTCTGTCTCAGGACGATCAGCTGAACTGTTGCATTCAAGCTTGCACTCCCCATGTTTGACACACTCCCAGCAGCACTCATGGGCACAGTCTGTTCCACTTCCGGGCCGGTGCATATATTTTTCTGGCAAAGAACACTCATATTCTGGGCGGTGTAAGCAATGACCCATTTGCTGCTTTTCGGCAGCATCTATAGATTCATTCCGCTGCTCATCAATAATATCTGGCTCTTCATCAAATTCCGATGACCACGGATCATACATACACAGCAACTCACTGGCAAGCCGACCATATTTAAGGTGGATCTTTTCATTTCTCACCTGCCAGTCCATTCCACCTGCAAAAGAGTGAAAATTAAAACTATATTCTGAACAACCAACGTAATGACATCCGTGCGGTGCCAGCTCCTTCTGGATCTGTTTTGCTTTCTCCCCAGTGTTCTGCCCAGTACGCATAGCTCTCATTGCCCGTTTAAAATCATCAAGCTGATACTCCTTCCAGGCTTTAATAAATTTACGGATTGTCATGCTATCCTGAGGTCGTGCCGGTTGCGACGTCGCAATCTCCGCATCTTCCTCTTCCACCAATTCCGTAATCGATATTTCCTGGCTAATAGGCTTACCTGCCACCGACTGGACCATATTTTCATCCTCTTCCACATCAAACAGCTCCGCCGTTGATGCTTCAAAGCTTTCCGCCCTCTCTTCCGGCATAACCCCAGGGATATCTTTTAACTCTGTCTGCCCAGGTATCTCTATGTAAGGGATCTCCTTTGGTCTTGCCATGTTCCGGATCTCCCGGACCGTCATATCCGGTGTGACCTGCTCCAGCTGCTCGTCACTCATGCCAAGCATCTCCTGTAGCTGGCTCTTGCTGAAGTCCTTAAACCTATCATCTATGAGCGGACTGTTACCTCCCCTGGAAAACCTTGTGTTCCTGGTGATGTACCTGGATGTGGCAGAGGCACTGAGACCAAACCTGTCCATGGCATACTCATTAATGTTCTTATATCCTGCTTCCAGGTACAGCTCATTATCTCTGATATGTTTAAGGTAAAACCCTGTAGCGATCACACTGCGTACGGCTGACTGCAGGTTGGACCGGATAAATACCTCTGCATCTTCCAGAGATACATTCTGGTACCACTCCGCGTCTGTATGTTTTACCACTTCCGGAGTTTCCGGTACTGTTACATTCTCTTCCATTTTCCTTCCCCCTTTTTATCTGCGGTCGATCCGCAGGATGAACTCCCTGTTATCGGTATCTTCCACGATAAAGTCATCTCCTGCCTTGCACAGCCTCATGTTGTCCAGCTGTGCGTTGCTCATCGTGCACCAGAAGAAGCTCACACGTAAGATGCTCCTCATATAGGCTCTCCTGGCTATGATCTGGTCCTTGTCCATGATCTTTGCATAATACCCGCCGGCTCCCTGGTCAACTCTATGCCTTGCCAGCTCCGCCGCCTGCATTTCTTCCATCTTCTCCATCTGTACCGCCACCTAACTGCAGCCTGTCCGCTGCCATTCTGATCTTATCATCCAATCTCTGTCCGTTTTCCTGCCGGATCCCTGGCGGAAGTGTCTCTACCCGCCTCATTTCCTGGATCTTTGGCCCATACGAGTCACGGAAGAATGCACGCTCTGCCATGATGTTCTCGCTCCTGCAGATATTCTGCCAGCCAATGTTCTTCACCACGCTCCTGCATGGTTCCGGCAGGCTTTCCAGTGCTTCTGCTTCCTGCATGTACCCATAAGCCCTTACCGCTTTCAAAACCTTTCCCCAGGCATCATCTGTGCTTAAGGCTTCCGGATGTTCTATCTGGGTGCATAACTTTCTGATCTCAGCAGCAGAAGGAAAGAAATTACTTGTAGCCATCAACTGCCTTACTGCGTTCTTGCACTGCTCATAGGGGATATCCCCGATCAGTTCGTACCAGATATCCATAGATGCCGCGCTCTTTGTGATCTGGTTCCTGCCATAATACTCTTCCATGGCAGCTGCCAGTGCTGCGAATTCCCTCTTATCCATTCTCTGCCCACCTCCTGAGCCGTTCTGCCTTATCATCGGTTGCTCTTGCCGCTGTCCTTCCTGACTGCGACTGCATATAAAGAGTTTCAAACTTTTCCCGGAACTTCTTGGTGCTCCGGATATTTGCCTTCCAAAACTGGTTTGTAACTGCATACTCCAATGCGGTGCGGATCTGCTCCGGTGTCCTGTGGTCAATGCGGAGCATCCTTTCAATGTGGACACACCACTGGGATTTTTCTTCATCCGTTACCGGAACTCTGGATCCTGGAAATCCTTCCAGACAGGAATGGATCAGGGTATTTACACAGATCATCGCAAAAGAATCCGGAGTAAACATGGTTGCTGCTTCTGCTGCAACGCCACTCTCTTTATTTACTTTTATTTCTTTTTCTTTACTTTTCTTTTCTTTACTTTTCTTTGTGTCATTTTTCCGGGAATTATCGTTATTCTTCCAGGAATTATCCTCATTTTTCCTGGAAGAATGAAAAGAAGGGTTCACTTTAATAAAGGGTTCCGTTTCATCCGCTTCCAAAAGCCAGAAACCCTTTATTACCACCGGTGTCTTTTTGGCACGTTCCTTAACTGCCAGCTGATACCGTTTCTGTATTCCGGGTGAGGTGAGGATAGTGTCCGACTTGAAAAGTGTGCTGTCCAGTAGTGACCGTTCAAGCAAGAATGTCAGCACCTGCTCTATGAACCCATCTGAGAGATTTAGGTCTGCTGCCAGGATGAACTTAAAATCGTCGTTCCATTCCATGTAGTAGCCTTTTTTGTAAATCTCGCAGAGTAAATAGATATATACCGCGATCCCGTTATTACCAAACCTGGCACGCAGGATCCGGATCTTATTATCCGTGAAAAAATCGACATCAAGAGGAAAGTAACTAAGACCTGGCTTCTGCTGTCTTGGCATTTTCCTTTCCTTCCATTATCTGCTGTCCAGCTTCCCATTCCCTGTAGAGCTGGATCCAGTCTTCTAATCTCATGGTGACCAGCCATTCAGACCGATCCCTACGGTGGAATACACACGGCTTTTCCCCAGTCCTGGCGTCCCTTTTGGACTGTTCCATGGCTTCCTGGAGGTTTAACCGTTCCACTCTCTTACATTCTATATGGATGCCTGGGAGACCGATCACATCCGCGTCACCGCTGATCCCGCAGAACTGCTGCCCTCTGCGGCAGTCATATCCGTGGTCTCTTAACTTTCCGGCCAGTTCCCGTTCTCCACGCTTTCCTTTTTCCCGTTGTGATTTTCCCATAACGATCCTCATCTTTCTTTAAAAAGGGGCGGCGGTCAGCGAATTGGGTTCATGGTCCGCCCCTTCAGGTACAACACCTCTGGTCATTTAATATCGTGACATATAAAACTGACCTTCAAGGTAATAAAACAAGCTTTTTCAAACACAACGGATTATCCGATGATAGTAATGCGGTTTCTGAGTTCCATATCCTGTTCTGACAGGACTAACTCCAGATAATCTTTGATCTTTCTTACTGCTTCTGTCTTCCAGATGCCGCCCTCTGCCTCCACCAGCTTAAATTCTGGTGTGCCTCTGTCTCCAATACGGAATACAAACTGGCTGACCGGCTGAAATCCGCTTCCCGGTTCCGACATATCAATCCGACCCGTACTGGAATCCTGACCGATCAGGAACATGGTCTCTGACTTCCTAAATCCGGCCAGTTTTGATTTTACATTGTACGTTACATTCATTTTTCCAGGTCCTGATGGTTTAAACTTGATGCTAATGATCATTTCTCTGGCAGCAGTCTCATCCATGTTTGGATTAAGAATATTCCTTCCGATCTGCCGCAGAGTCATGTCAAATTCCTCTCGCAGCCCGCCATTACCAATACTGTCAAATGTTATTGCCATGCCTTAATCACCTCCCTTCTATCACGCTTCCTAATTAAAGAAATCATCTGCTGCATCCATCTGTGGCTGTGGCATTGAAGAAACTGGCTGCTGCACATCTGTTTTTTCTTCAATAACCGGCTGTGTCTGCGGATCAATCACATCTCCTGCTGCATACTCCGGCTCTGCAGCTCCCATCTCTTCTGCTACATACATACCTGCAAATGACTGCGGAAAAGCTTCCCTTAATGCCTGCACTGCTGCAACTTTCCGGATCATGGTTGCAGGCTTCTTGGACCACTGCGAATTAAGGCTTCCGTCTTTCTTCTTACCTGCATACTCATCAAAAGAAACCTCCATGCGGAAACTGTGACTTCTGTCTTTGCGGAATACTTCTGCATAGCCTCCCACTAATATTTCACCAGAAAGCTTCAACGTTCCCTGTCTGTAACTGATCTCTCCGGTTTCTTCGTTCTGGATAATGATACCCGCTTCCATACCGTCATAACTTGCATGTGCCTCTGCCCTCTTGAAATATGCGTCCTTTCCAACTACCAGAGTAGCAGGCTCATTTCCATACTTGATGCAGTACGCTTCACGAAGCCATGGATTAAGACCGGTAAAGCGGCACAGATTAATAAACATTGATACTTCCTGATCAGATACTCTGTCCTTATCCCCACTGATCAGATAATTCTTTACTGTTCCAGGAGTAAGTGTTACCTGCATACCATTTGCCATATACTTTGTGATCTCTACCTTCTGTACTGGTTTATTTACTAATTTGTTTGCTACTGCCATTTCTATATCCTCCTCTTATTGTTTTGGTACCGGCTCAAACCGGATGCCATTCTTCTTTAAAAAGTCTTTTAAGGCATCTTTCTGTGCCTTAGTAACATACACGCGGAAGTCAAGTACATGTACTGGATCTTCCACGGTCTCCATCTTCGGTTCTTCTGCCTTAACCGTTTCTGCCGGAGATGCCTGTACCGGCTCTTGTCTTCCAGCCGCCATTACCTTCTCAGCTGCAGCTTTCCGCTGTGCTTCCTGCTCTGCCTTTCTTCTTGCCAGCTCTTCCTGATACAGCCTGCGGTTCTGTTCCTCTGCCTCTAACTGGTTCCTTTTTGCCATGGCTGCACCGATATCATAAGTCTCTAAAAAAACTTTCTTCATATCACCGGCATAAGGGCTGTCCACTTCATTTAAGATAGCCAGGCCCTCATCTACCTTCTGGATCAGCGCCAGGATTTCTTCCTTGATGGACTTCATGGTAGTGGAAGCCAAGGCATATCTTGGCTGCATCACACGTTCAAACGGAAGATACTTGCCAATGTCATGGATGTTATCCTCATAGAACTCCCTGACCTTGGCGGTCTTCTCCTCACGCAGGCGTTCCTCGTAGCCTTTGATCTGACCGTCAATGTTATTGATAGCCTTTTTAATGATCGCTGTAAGATCATCCGCTTCTGAACGAAACGTCTCATAAGGTTCCGTAACCTTTTTACGTACCCTGGATTTCTCTGCCTCTAACGCATCTTTAAACTTATTTAACTTTGCTCTGTCTTCTTTAGCCTTTTTGATCATTTCATCTGTATAAACAGATGCTGCATATTCTGCAGAAATAGGCTCTATATAGTTTTTGAGTTCTTCGTAATTCCACTCGATCCGCTTTAAGAAACTGTCTTCCGGATTGTAAACTTTTAATTCCATCATGTCTGTTCTCCTTTTTATTGTAAGGGCGGAAGAACTCGGTCCGGCCTGGTTCCTACAACTACACAGTTCCAAAACCGGCGTTCTGCATCTATCAGAAAACTGATATCATCTTCCACCTCTTCACGCTCTATAAAACGTTCTATTGTTTCAAGACGCATCTCTTCTCCACACCAACTTTTCAACTGGGCTTTTAATACTACAAAATCGTATTCCGTTACCACCAGGTAATGAAGGACCTGACAATAATAGTTATCCGGGATCCCTTTTCTCCACTTTTCCCACTGTGAAGACTGCAGGATATTGGATGTTTTTATCTCCAAAATCCCATGTCGGCCACTACTATCCAGAAGTTCTCCGTCCAGAGAAGCATGCATCCAGGGATATTTTGAATTGATGAACATGTTATTTTCATCATAGGAAACTTTATATTCCGGATGATCCAGGATAAACAATGCTCTAAGATACTTCTCTGCTTCGGTTCCATACTGGACATAATCTTTATCAGAGATATCTTTCGGAAGCACCAGTCCCATTTTCTCTTCCCACAACTGTAAATTGGTCTTATATGGATTCCTTCCCACACAAGCAGCCGCATCTGAACCTCCTATATGGTTCTTTCTCCCCTGCAGCCACTCTTCCCGGCTGTTAAACAGCTTTTTAGTTACCATTCGTAAGCCTTTCTAACATCTTTGCTTTGCAGCTTTCCCCAACTTTTTCCATAAAAGTTGTCAACATAGCAATTGCATGATAATCGTCTTCTGCAAGAGTATTAATCGCATCTACCGTAGCATCTGCTAAACCTTGAATCATCGCAGAACTTCTTAATCCTTTGCCACCCATTACAGCTAACTGAATCTGCTGCTCTTCTTTCTTGGAACCCAAACCGATTGCCACAACCAGTTCACAGTCTTCAATTTTTCTTACTCTTCCGTCATCCAGTGTAATCTTCGTTTTTACCATCTTGCATTTCTCCTTCTCCCTCCGTATAATGAGGGTGTAAAATTATTTTTGTTTTTGGACCTATCGCAGTTGCAGCTGCCTGGGTCCTTTTTTATGTAGCCTCTGCATGCCTGTAAGCGGCTTCTCTCCATGCACCGTTTCTTCCTGATGCAGGTACCGCACCGGTTTTTCCGCACAGCCATCACAGCACCTGGACCGCAAGCGCAGCACCAAGCATCATGAAGATTATCACCCACATGCCACCGGCTATAAATGTCTCCGTGATACCTACCCAGTCCACAGCTTTCTTCTTTGGCCTGGTTGCCTGCACTGCCACATAGGACAGTTCCATGCCGGTCTGGCCATCATAGTTCTTGATCTTTGCCATTACTCTCCCTCCATTTCACCCTCTTTGGCTTCTTCTGGATTCAACGCCGGATACTGCTCTAAAAAGCGTTCCAGATCACTACCACGGACTTTAACAGATCCTAAACGAAGTCCTACAAGTTGCTTTGTATTAATCAGTCTATATACGGCAGATACATTGACTTTTAAAACCTTTGCAGCTTCTTTTACCGTATATAATGGTTCATACGCTTTTACCATTATTTTCACCTCCTACTCCAACAGCTTCTCAATGGGTAAATGAGAACCGTTAATATACTTGTTTTCCTTATCTCCCTAGTGCTATACTTTTCTTACAGGCGTTACAGTGCCAAATACAGTACGAAGGAGACTTTAACTATGCCACAAAATGAACTCCAAATCTTAACGGACATCTATAATCGCTATAAAGACACGAATAAGCGCGAGGCTTCTATTTGGTTTGCAGACATGTCACCCATTGAAAAAAGAAATACTCTTGATTCTCTATCTCTATTAGAGGAATACGGATATATCCGCATTACTGCATGTGCCGTTGGTTTTTGCGAATTCAAACTTACTGTTGAAGGCATAAAATTTGCTGAAAATGGTTACAAAGAACCAGAACCCGTTCCTCTATTCAAAGGTGACAATTCAATCTTCATCAGCGGATCACAGAACACCGTAAGTAACAACTATAATAAAATTTCTGTCGATGTTTCTTCCTCGGATCTTCCCAACGATTGCAAGAAACTAATTGAAGAATTACTATACGAATTAAAAAATCCGTACATCACTCCAGAAAAAAAATCCAACGTGATAAATAAATTTTTAACCGATATTTCTTCTGGAGCAATTTCCGGCACAGCTGCGACCGGATTGACTTTTCTTCTGAAATCTCTTTTTTCTCATATAGGTCTGTAAACATTCCAGCCAGTACATAATTGACTCTTTCATTGTGCTGGCTGTAACTTTTACCTGGATCGGATCCGACAGTATACTGCCCTTATTATCTTTGGATAAGTAATATTTCTTTTTGAAAAATCCCTCTACAAACATTGTGTACTGCTCGCCAGAAATCTCAAAAGTTATTCTGGTTTCCACCTCTCTCACCCCCTTTCGTTTGCGTCACTTTTCATGACATCTTCGGTAAAAAAAATTTTTTGTACCGTTGTTTTATAAAATTTTGCAAGCGCAATCTTTGTAGAATCTCTAGGAATTCGTTGTTCTGTTTCATACATTCCAAGAGTAGATGTCGCTATTCCTATTGCTTTAGCTACTTCTGCCTGACTACGTTTCCCTCTTAACTCTACTAAACGCTTTCCATATGGGACCACTTTTTTCACCTCCTTAATATCACTATATGTGACTAAACCAAGTATAGCATTACGTTATGTACTTGTCAATCACATTTTGTGACATTTTATCATTTACTTTTATCACGTTATGTGATAACATTCATTTATAAGGAGGTTTGAAATGGGAGACTTTCAAAACATATTTAAAAGACTTAGAAATTCTTGTGGATTAACACAGGCCGAAATGGCAGAAAAGATTGGTATATCACGTAGTACAATTGGAATGTATGAGACTGGAGCTCGTGAGCCAGATTTTGAAACCCTTGAAAAAATTGCTGATTTTTTCAAGGTAGATATAGACTATCTATTGGGACGTACTGATAAAACTACTATTTTACCCGAAACTGTAGGACAATACTATCTTAACGAAGAAACCCGCGAAATCGCCCAGGAAGTATTTGAAAACCCAGAGCTGCGCTCACTCTTCCACGTTGCCAGGGACATTCCGCCGGAACGACTGAAAGCACATATAGAATTTATGAAGAATTTAAAAGACCAAGAAAAAGGTGACCCTGACGAACCATGTTAATCCGGTCAGTTCATTGACAATATAATACACTTACCCAGGCAGCCAGTAGAGCGGCCATGGCTTTCCCGCCCTGAGTCTTGGAAGGGGGGGATGCCTTATGAGTACATATGAGGAATTACAGCTTATCGTTTCTGTAGCAGCACTAATCGTGGCAATCCTTACTTATACCCATAAAAAATAGCCGTCCTGCCCTGGTAAGCTGACGACTATTTTTTAGTTCAACATTCGCCAGGACGGGGAGCCTTCACCTCCCTTACTGGCTGTCTTGTTAAGTGTATTATAAGTCAAACCATTTTATTTGTCAAATACACAAAGGAGAATGCTTTTGAATAATCCACTACTATCCGAAGCGATCGGTGTTTACTATCTGGATATGGATACCGCTGTAGAAGAACAGATCAGCTTTAACTCTGACGGCAGCTTTTCTATTTTTATCAATGCCAAGTTAAACTATGAGCGCCAAATGCTAGCTTATCAACATGCCATACAGCATATTATGCAAAATGATTTTTCCAAAGCTGATGCTGATGAAATTGAACAGGCTATGTAATATCGTCTGTATGGGAAAAGTAATTGGGAAGGTTAAATAATAGTATACTGTTAGATCAGCTTTCATGAATTTTTGGATATCCAAAAGAACTTATTGAATTAAGGTTAAAATAGCCTATGGCAAAAAATATTTATAGAAAGGACTAATACACAAATGAGTAAGACCAAAAGCACAGATGAACTCCATTCTCATAAAAAGCAAGCACTTCAAAATGTAGAAGATTATCTGAATAAACTTATTGCTTCTGAAGATCCTCATGATAACGGCAAGGCCGACAAGCTTTGCTATTGGTTAAAGGACTGGATGACCTTTTTGGATTTTGAAAAATCATTTTCTCCTATGAGCCTTAGACGATATAAACGTGGCGAAATTGTAAAAGTTCATCTTGGCTTCAATGTTGGTAGTGAAGAGGGCGGCCTCCACTATGCTGTTGTATTAGACAAAAACAATGCAAAATCTTCTCCTGTTATTACAATTATCCCTCTCACTTCAGTAAAACCACATACCGATGTTACTAAATTAAAAAATGGAAGTATTTTCCTTGGAAATGAACTATTCGCTATGTTAAAAAGTAAAATATCCAGCGAAACAAAAAATTTAAAAGAGAAGATAAAAGAACTCCAGGAATTAGTGAATGAATTGAATGATGAGAACTCAGACAATCAAATGGCCATAATCGATCCTAAGTTGGACATTGCTAATCGTGATCTTGAATTACTTGATAAAATGAAGGCAGAAGTATTAAAAATGAAATGTGGAAGCATCGCACTTGTAAATCAAATTACAACAATTAGTAAAATCCGTATTTATGACCCTAAAACAGATCACGATATTTTAAGTGGTATTAGATTGTCCAATGAAAAACTTGACTTGATTGATGATGAAATTCAAAAAAAATTTACAAACATATAACATATTTGCCTTGACATTTACATAAAATAAGGGTATGATGAATACGCTAAAAACAAAGCCGTATACCGGCCGTATAAAAGACATTGTTTCCAGACAACTGGGAACCGTATTCATTAAAGACCCTACTTCGTTGTAGGGTCTTTTTCGTTTTATCGCACCCATAGAAAGGAAGTGTTCACAATGATGTATCCCTATTTAACATTAAACGATGATACAGAAATTACTCATTCCGAAGTACGTCCAGATGGCCGTGTGAAAGTTTATATTGAAACTCCGGATGAAAAAGACGGTTTTCATGATGCCACCTGCTATCTTCCAGATTATACATGGGAAAGTATTCACGGATATTCTGATCAGGAAATGGAATATTTCAATCGCCTGATTCGTGACAATGCTCATCTTATTCTGGAATTTGCCCAGGAAGGAGGCGTATTGAATGCCTCAAATTTTTAGGATTGGCTCCTATATCGTTTACTTCTGGTCAAACGAAGGAATACCCTTAGAGCCCGTTCACGTTCATATTGCAGAAGGAAGAGCCTCCGCAAATGCTACCAAAGTCTGGATCACACGCTCCGGCCACACTCTTCTTTGTAATAATAATTCAAAGCTTCCACCAAAAATCTTACGTAGCATTATGAGAATGATAGAAGCCAACCGTTCTGAAATTATTGAACGCTGGGTAGATCAGTTTAATGAGCAATCTTTCTACTGTTAGATCAGCTTGCGCGGATCCTGGGATATCAGAAAGAACTTATAGAATTAAGGCTGAAATAATAGCAACTTGTAAGAATTACTTACAAGTTCAACTATTTCCGTTTTAGAAATACATCAGAGCTAACCGTCTGGATTTTCATACGGTTAAGAAAGGAGTTTTATGAAAATCAATGCTAATGGAACAGAAATTAATGTAATTGGCTCTAGTGATGGAGAAGACTATATTTCATTAACGGACCTTGCAAGATATAGAAATTCAGATGATCCAGCAGGCGTTATTGCCAACTGGCTTAGAAATAGAAATACTATTGACTATCTGGGGCTGTGGGAGCAAATGTACAATCCTGAATTTAAACTCCTCGAATTCGAGGAGTTTAAAAAACACGCTGGCGAAAATGCGTTTACTTTGTCTCCTCAAAAATGGATTACCTCCACAAACGCAATAGGTATATCTTCTCGATCAGGACGTGGAGGCGGTACATTCGCCCATAAAGATATTGCTTTTGAATTTGCTTCATGGATTTCTCCAGAATTCAAACTGTATGTATTTAAAGATTATCAGCGCCTTAAAATTGATGAAGCCAGCCGTCTTGAAATAGGTTGGGACACCAAACGTGAACTTTCTAAAATTAACTATCGCATACACACGGATGCCATTAAAGAGTTTTTAATCACACCAGAATTAACAAAGCAAGAACAAGGATATAAATACGCTACAGAAGCAGATATCCTTAATGTGGCATTATTTGGAAAAACAGCCAAGCAATGGCGTATTGAAACCGGAAATAAAAAATTGAACATGAGAGATTTTGCCAGCGTGGAACAGCTTATTGTTCTTGTAAACCTTGAAAGCATGAATGCCGATATGATTCGGCAAAATATTCCAGCAATGGAGCGTCTGGAAAAGTTAAGAAGTGTTGCTTACTATCAGCTTAAATCACTATTATCCAACGATTCTGCTAAAAAGCTTAAAGCAACCATTCAAAATAGAATTGAGCAAAAGGAATAAATAGTAAAAGACCGCTCCTGCGCCAACAGGAACGGCCTCTTACATAGATTTTCTCTTGCCGGATGTCCGGAAAGATATAATCAGTCTCAACACCTGAATTATATCATCTCCAGGACGTCTGCGCAAGGGGCGTCTTTTTTGTACTCATTTTTACCCTCAAAACCAGAGATTTATAATTGCGACATCGCAAATGAAAGGAGAATGATATATGGGACAGTTAAGAACACGGAAACGAGGTTCAACATGGCAATACAGTTTTGAAGCTGCACCTGTTGACGGAAAAAGAAGATCTATCTCAAAAGGGGGATTTCGCACAAAGGCCGAAGCTCTTGCCGCAGGTACTCAGGCTCTCAATGAATACAACACATCCGGACAAGCTTTCACACCTACTGAAATAAGTGTATCAGATTATCTGGATTATTGGTTTGAGAACTATTGCAGAGTTAATTTAAAATATAATACACAGCTGGGTTATCTCTATATTGTAGAAAACCGGCTAAAACCACGATTCGGCCAATACCGTCTAAAATCTCTCACGACTGCTACTATCCAAGAATATGTGAACCAGTTAAAAATTGACGGACTTGCAAAATCTTCTGTCCTTGGGATTTTACGGGTATTGTCCGCAGCCTATGAATATGCCATAGAGCCTCTGCAATATGTCCGTGAAAATCCATGCAGCCGAGTAAAACTGCCAAAGTTCGAAAAGGTCCCAAAAGAACGATATATTATCCGTCCTGATGAATTTAAAAAAATCCTGGAGCGCTTCCCGGAAGATAATAATTTCTACTTGCCTCTCATGATTGGATACTATACCGGTCTGCGGATCAGCGAAGCCTTTGCTCTTTGCTGGGATGATATCGATATGGAGAACCGGACATTGTCTGTAAAGAAGACTGTTGTAAAACGTAACTATGGTGTTGACGTACGAAAAGTACTGGAACAAAAAGGAAAAAAAGAAGAAAAATCGGCCTGGTATTTTGGCACTCCAAAAACAAAAAATTCTATCCGCACGATTAAATTTGGAGATACTCTCTATCAGGCATTAAAACATGCACGCATTAAACAGAAAAAAGACCGCCTGTTATATGGGGAATATTATACTGATCACTATTTAAAACCTGAGACAGATGAGAAAGGAAATACGATCCAGCGCATTATATCGGTTGAACACAGCATCAGCTGTACACTTCCACGTATTGATTTTTTATGCGTCCGGGAAAATGGTGAATTTCTCTCTCCTGATTCTTTTAAATATTGCGCTAGAGTTATCCACCATGAACTGAAAATGGCATTTGATTATCACTCTCTCAGACATACACACGCCACTCTCCTAATAGAAAATGGTGCTGATATCAAGGATGTCCAAATGCGTCTTGGACATGCTGACATCAACACCACCTTGCAGATCTACACCCACGCCACCGAAAAAATGGCAGGACGAAGCGTAGAGATTTTTGAAAAAGCTGTAAGCCTTTGACAACATCTGAAAAAAGCGTTGTCAAATCGTAGTCAAGGGCACTTTCGTAGTCACCCAAAGTGCCCGAAAAACCTTATTTTACGCGGACCAGCTTGGCTATTGTTTCACAGTTAGCAGTTGCCGGAAACTTCATATATGCTCATCCCCTATGATTTTATATAATCCCCTAATTTCCGCATAAAATAAGGATTTCTAGGGCATTCATTTTTCATTTATCACTATACATAATCTGCTGTAATATATAATAATTCGTTGACCGTAGTCAAATCGTAGTCATTGACTACGGTTCATTTGCATCTACTGACTTAAGCCCGGATACTTTAAAGCTCCGTTCTGATCAGGAATCAATACTACTGGTTTCGTAGCCATACGACCTTCTGTATCCATATAATACCATTTTCCACCTATAGTCTGCAAGCCTTTTACCATGGCACCATCGGAGCCGAGGTAGTACCAGGATCCTTTGTACTGATACCAGACGTCATGGACCATCATTCCGGCACCGTCGAACCAGTACCACTTATCACCGTCCTGCTGCCATTTGTCAGAGACGTATTCCCCGGAGCCATCATCTTTATAGAAACGCCAACCGCCATTTTCCTGCTGCCAGCCAGTCTTAATTGTAACGGGTGTTAAAAATAGTTTTCGTTCTTCCTGGCGTCTTCTGGTAAGGCCTGCAAGGACCTTTCCACCAGCCTTATTATATTCCAGGATCTTAGCTGCTATCTCAAAGCGGGTACGAGTGCCTTTAGCCGTCAATCCATCAATGCTTCCGATGTTGTATGCAAAACTTACTAAGGCATCATACTCGTTCTGGTTCCAGTTGTAAGCACTATACTTATCCACCTTAGGACCATACTTTTTGTCCACAGACTGTCTCAGCCACTCATCCGCAGTTTCCTGAGTGATCTTCAGGCCCTGGCAGATAGTTGTGCCAGTAATAGCTTTATCGGCATTAGTGGTGCCATAGCCGATAGTCCAGACACCTACTGCATCCTGATAGGCTGTCAGGAGGCATCCTTCAAACTTTTTAATGAGGTTTAATCCATTATCTGATATTTTCATAGCATTTCCTTTCTCTTGGTATCTTGAAAAGATTTTTTGCATATGCTATAATGCCGTTAGGCAAAAAGAAAGCACCAGTATTGGAGACGCAA